ATGACGGTTGAGCAGGCGAAAACGTTGCTTGCAGCTGCGCCGGTTGCCGGTACTGACAGCACGGGTGATCAGATTATGGCGTTGCCGGAAGCAAAAGGGCGTGAACAACTCGCGCAGGCGCTGGCTGAACAGCCGGGAATGACCGTTGACCAGGCCAAAACGTTACTGGCGGCGGCACCGGTTGCGGGTTCTGCAAGTGTCGGCGATCAGATTATGGCGCTGCCGGAGGCGAAAGGGCGCGAACAACTTGCACAGGCACTGACAGAACAGCCAGGAATGACGGTGGCGCAGGCGAAAACGCTGCTGGCAGCCGCGCCGGCGGCATCGCAACCGTCACAGGAAACACTTTTTGATCGCTTTATGGCACAGCATGCTGCCAGTGCGGTTTCCGGTGGCGGAACTGCCGGGCGCGGGGAAGAAGACCTGCTGATGAGTATGCCGTAAGCGGTATCCGGAATTCAGATAAATCAGGAGACTGAAAAAATGATTAAAACCACCACGGAAAAGCGTGCAGATGTGCGCATTTTTGCCGGAAGCGATCCGGCGCATACCGCAACCGCCACCAGTGGTATCAGTGCTGCCACACCTGCACTGACGCCACTGATGGTGGATGACGCCACCGGAAAACTGGTGGCATGGGATGGTCAGAAAGCCGGAACGGCAGTGGGGGTGCTGGCTCTGGCGCTTACCGGAACAGAACCCACGCTGACGTACTACAAAAGCGGTACGTTTGCCACTGAGTCGCTGGTCTGGCCTGACTCTGTGGATGCGGTGAAAAAAGCCAACGCATTTGTGGGAAGTGCCATCAGCCACGCCTGATGGTGAAGTGATTAACTGAAAAAACGGGTCGCGATGCGGCCCGTTTGTGTTTCTGAAGGAAAATAAATTATGGGGTTATTTACCACGCGTCAGTTACTCGGGTACACCGAGCAGAAAGTGAAATTTCGTGCGCTGTTTCTTGAGCTGTTCTTTCGTCGCACGATCACTTTCCATACTCAGGAAGTCATGCTGGATAAAATTACCGGCAAAACACCGGTTGCGGCGTATGTGTCTCCGGTGGTGTCAGGCAAAGTGCTGCGCAGCCGTGGTGGTGAAACCCGCGTGTTACGTCCCGGTTATGTAAAACCAAAACACCGCTTTGATTATCAGCAGGCTGTGGAACGTCTTCCGGGGGAAGATCCGGCCCGCCTTAATGACCCGGCTTACCGCCGTCTGCGTATTCTGACGGACAACCTGAAACAGGAAGAGCAGGCGATTGTGCAGGTGGAAGAAATGCAGGCAGTCAGTGCTGTTCTGCAGGGTAAATACACTATGAGCGGCGAGCAGTTTGAGACGGTGGAAGTGGATTTTGGGCGTTCTGCCGCCAATAACATTACGCAGGCTGGCGGACGCGAATGGTCAAAGCAGAATGCTGACACCTTCGATCCGACGCATGATCTTGATGCGTACTGCGATTTTGCTTCCGGTACCATCAATATCGCGATTATGGACGGTACGGTCTGGCGTATGCTGAACGGTTTTAAACTGTTCCGTGAGAAACTGGATACCCGCCGTGGCTCCAAATCTGAGCTGGAAACGGCACTGAAAGACCTGGGCTCCGTGGTTTCCTTTAAAGGTCATTACGGCGATCTGGCAATTGTGGTGGCGAAGACAACGTATGTTGACGAAAACGGGGATGAACAGCGTTATCTGCCGGAAGGTACACTGATTCTGGGAAACACTCAGGCGGAGGGCGTCCGTTGCTATGGCGCAATCCAGGATAATCAGGCGCTGAGTGAAGGGATCACCTCTGCGATTCGTTATCCGAAACACTGGGAGGAAGTGGGGGATCCTGGTTGCGAATATACCATGACGCAGTCTGCGCCGTTGATGGTGCTGCCGGATCCGGATGCGTTTGTGGTGGTTCAGGTGAAATAAGACGGGGCGGGATATTCCCGCCTTTTTCTTTAGCGCACGGGAGAGATGTGATGACAAAAGAGCAGATGACTGAACGTTTGCAGGAACTGGCAGTGATTCTGGGGCGTGAAGCAGATATTTCAGGTTCAAAAGCCGATCTCGAGCAGCGTCTGGCGGAATGGGAGGAGGAGGCCGCCGGATTCGATGGGGAGGAGACGGGGAAGGAGGAGGTGGGCAACGATGCATCCGGCGACGGAATGCATTCTGAGCAGGGACTCGCCCGGGTGCGTATGCTGAAAACGGCGCATATGCCAGCCTGTGATGCTGTGACGGGAAAAATGTTGATGTTTGCCCGGGCCTCCAGTGTTGTGCTGGTTAATGAAGCCACAGTTCCCGCGTTGCTGGCAGACGGTCTGGCAGAAAAAATCCGGGAGTGATGATGTTCGATAATCTGTTCGATCAGGCCATGAGTGATGCGGATGACATCATCCTGGATACGATGGGGACGGAAATCAGCATATATCCGGGCGGCACGGAAAGAAAAATCCGTGCCGTTTTTGATGCCCCGGCAGATAACACCGGGATGAACACTGGCAGCGGCGAAATTCGTGATACTGCACCCGTGTTATTTACCCGGAGCGCATGGGCCGCCGGTCTGAAAAAATATGACAGGGTCATGATCCACGGCGAGCCCTATCAGGTAGTCGATCCCGGCTGGGATGAGTCAGGCACTGCGGGTCAGGGGGTGATTACCATCACCCTTGCGCGTGGAGAGCCCGGGAGAAATACACCTGCTGCACCGGAACGACCGAGTAAACGTTATGGCAGTCAGAGAGCATGAACGAAGCAGTGCCCGGCAGCGACGGCTGGCACGAAACCTCGTCGTCGATATTGATGAAGATGAGGTGCTGAAAATTATCGCTAAACTGGGTGGGTCAAAAAGTCAGATCCGTAAAGCCTGGGGCGTGGCGCTGAAAAGAGCCGCGTCTGCACTGCGGATGAAGGCTATGGCAGAGTTTAAAAAACAGGTTGCCCCACGCAGTCAGAAAATGATCAAAAAGCGTGTTCTGCATAATTTTATCATTCGTCGTAACGGTGATGAGTTTGATGAGGCGAAGGTATGGTTCGGTCTGAACGCCATCAAAGTACGCGATCTGCGCGGACGCATCAGTGGGGGACGACGCGGCGAACGCCATCAGTTGCGCGATGAGCGGGGGCGTTTTGCACCAGCTTCTCACCGCAGGAAGGCACGGGAGATCCGTTTTAAACCTGCCGGGGAATCCCTGCCTGTCAGCACCTGGTCAACGGATGATGCCTTTATCAACCAGTTCGAAGCGGAAAATCGTAACGGACGTATATCAAAAAGGAAAATGATACTGATCCGACAGACATCCGGACGACGGAGGGTGCGTGAAGCGGAAATTGATATTTATGAAGCCATGCTGAACCGTATAGAGGATTTTGTTTTTCCGGATGCGGAAGTACTGATCCTGAAAAATTTTGAGCATGAACTGAAATTCCGGGTATTTAAGGGGCTGGAGTGATGGAGCCATTGATGATGGGCGCCTGGCATCAGGCGGTGATTGACAGTCTGAAACAAATTCCCTGGGTGGAAGATGCCGATGAGTACCCGGAAAAAGTGACGCAACTGGTGACGCCTGCTGTGTTTGTGGATGTACCGGGCTGGGACAAGGCTCATTTTGCCGACGGGCAAACGCGGGTCACGCTGAAATGTGATCTGTTTGTGGTGACAGACCGGGCCGGGAAGACGGAAAACGTGCCAAAACCGCAGATTTTTGCCCGTTGTCTCGCGATGGATTTATCTGACTGGATTGAGGGAGCCACGTTCGGGCTGGATAACGTTGATCCGGCGGTTTTTATCGATGCTGAGGTGGATACCTTCGACCGGCTGCTGGACGACTACATCGTTTTCCGTGTCTCTTTTGAACAGGACATTCCGGTCGGCGAAGATCCGTTTGCGGTTCCGGCAGGTGCGCCGTTACAGGAAGTCTGGCTGGGTAAAGTACCGGAAACCGGCAAGAGACATGAGCAGGATTATCGTCTTATCTGGAAATCGGAGGGCACCGGTGATGAGTCTGGCGGATGAAGTGGCAGAGTTACGCCGCAGGGTGGCGGACATGGTCCGTCGCGGCGTGGTGGACGAGGTGATCCCGGGTAGCCCGGTGATGGTTCGGGTGGATATCGGGGATGTGCTTTCGCCTCCGTTGCCCTGGATTCAGGTACAGTCCGGGCGCTACATGCAGGTCAGTAATTATCCGTCCCCCGGAGATGCCGTTACAGTGATATCGGAGGCGGGCGATCTGCGTAACGGTCGGGTGTATCCGGGGCCCAATATTGACGCCATTCCTGTCCCTGAGGGCAGTGAATACGAACATGTTATTTTGTTTGATACCGGAACGGAAATCCGTTACGACCGTCAGGCTAATGTCCTGTCCATCACGCTGGCTGAAGGCGGCAGCTATAAAATTACAGGCAGGGGAACCCTGGACGGTCCGGTAGAAATCACAGATACCCTGACCGTACAGGGTAAAGCAACCATGAATGCTGAGGCGGTGGTTAAGGCGGATCTGATGGTCGGTGGTGAGGTTTCTGATTATCACGGAACGATGAGTCAAATCAGAATTGTCTATAACGGTCACAATCACCGGGGCGACAGTGGTGGCAGCACCGGACAGCCTGGTCAGCAAATGTAATCCCCTTTCAGTTCTTTTTCCGGAATAAACAACATGATTGGTATTGATTCAGCCACCGGCAGATATCTGCACGGTAACGAACATCTGCGCCAGTCCGTCACTGATATTTTGTCAACACCGGTCGGCAGCCGGGTCCTGCTCAGGGAATACGGCAGCAGACTTTTCAGTCTGCTTGATAACCCACAGGATGATTTCACGCGGGTGAGAATTGTCCGTGAAACGGTAACCGCCCTTGAACGCTGGGAACCCCGTCTGACTCTCCGGCGGGTGGAAGTGACGTGGACAGGAGAAGGAAGTGCGTGGCTGACGCTTGTCGGGGTGAATAACGAAACTCAGGACACGATTCGACTCGAGGAGATAAAAATTGGCAACGTCTCAGGCAATTATTGATCTGTCCGCGATACCAGTACCGGATGCGGTGGAGGTGCCGGACACCGCTGTGCTGGTCACTCAGATAGTGGCGAAGTATCAGGAGCTGGATACGTTGTTTTCGGCTCTGGTGGAATCTGATCCCGCGTATAAATGGGCAGAGGCGCTGGCTTATCGGGTGGCGCTGATGCGCCAGCAGATAAATGATGCTGTCCGTGCTGTACTGCTTGCCAGTGCCGGTGGGAACGATCTGGATCAGGTTGGCGCGAATTATCAGGTTCAGCGGCTGGTTATTACCCCGGCAGACGACAGCACCATTCCGCCCACGCCGGCGGTGTATGAAGATGATGACGCTTTTCGCGAACGTATCCAGTTGTCATGGGCACGGCTCAGCACCGCCGGCGCGAAAAATGCGTATCACTATTTTGCACAAAGTGCTGATCCTGATGTGCTGGATGTGAAGGCTTACGGACCGGAAACACATTCGCAGGAAGGCCGGGTTTTTCTTTATGTGTTATCCCGCTCCGGAAATGGCACTGCATCACAACCCCTGCTGGATAAGGTGGCAGCATCAGTCTGTGATGATGAAACCCGTCCCCTGACGGATTTTGTCAGTGTCCGGACGGCAGAAATTATTCCCTACGATGTGGTGGCGGATATTCATATTCCCTACGGACTGGATGGTGAACTGGTTATGGCAAATGCCCGCAAGGCGCTGCAGTCATACACTGACAGCGTCCACCGGATTGGCTCGGTGGCATCCCGTTCTGGCATGGATGGTGCCCTTCACCAGACCGGGGTGATTACGGTGAATCTGACCTCTCCGGGCAGTGATATCGTTCCTGCGATGGGGCAGGCACCGTGGTGCCGTAAGATAACGCTGAATAAGGTGGAGACAACTGATGAATGACGATATCAGGAGCATACTGCCGGTCAGTGCCAGTCTGGCAGAGCGGGTGGTGGACTGTGTCGCCGGAGATATGCTGTCAGACATAGCGGTCTGCCTGATCCGCTATGTGAAAAATCCCGATTTATGTCCTGCTGAATTGCTGCCATGGCTGGCCTGGGAAATGGCGGTGGATACCTGGAATGAACACTGGACGGAGACGGAAAAAAGGTCTGCGATAAAACGTGCTGCTTACATCCACCGCCACAGAGGGACTAAAGCGGCGCTGATGGCATCGCTGGCTGACAGTCCCTTCCGATCGCAGATTGTTGAGTGGTATGAGCAGACCCCACCCGGGGAGCCGTATACCTTTCGTCTGAACGTGGAGCAGAAGGATTTACCGGTGCTGATGAATGATCATCAGGATCTGAAGCATGCGGTGCTCCGTGCCAAAAATCTGCGCAGCTGGTTCAGTATTCACGTTTACGGGAACAGCACAGGGCGGGGATTTTGTTACGGTTATGTGATGGCGACGGAAAAAATCAGAAGTAACGGTGTGATAACAAAGACAGTGCCCACTGGCGGGCAGAGTGAGGCAGGTGTATGAATGGACTGATTCTGACAACGTCCGGCGCTGCAGAAATTGAAGCAGCATATCAGAACGGGCAAACCGTGACCGTCCGGCATGTTCTGCTTGGTGACGGGGGCGGGCAGGCATTGCCATCCACGCCGGATGAAATGGCAGCAATGACATCATTGTACGGCGAATTCGGACAGGAACCCTTTTCGGACGGCGCGGTGGAGGAGGGATTCATCAGCGGGGATGTTGTGATTGACTGCAAATCATACCCCGGTAAAACCCTTCGTGAACTGGGGATGATCAGCGACAGTGGTACGCTTATCGCATACGGGCGTTATCCGGACACCTTTTTACCAGACCAGACGGACTCTGTTATCAAGGAAGTTATTCTGACGCTGGTTCTTGGGCTGACGCACGCACAAAACGTGGTGCTGGAAGTTGATCCGGACAGGGCCATTATTACTCAGGAAATCGGAGACAGACGCTATCTGCAACGAAAAAAGAATCTTTCGGATGTGGAAGACAAGGATGAGGCTGTTGAAAACCTCGGATTAAAACCTACGGTGGACAAGGCAAAAAGTGCCGTTCAGCGTGATGGTGACACCATGACCGGGGAACTGAAAATCCGTGGTGTTAATGCGCTGAGGATTTTCAACGAAGCCTTTGGTCTGATTTTTCGTCGTTCGGAAGAGTGCCTGCACCTTATCCCTACCAGTGAAGGTCAGGGCGAGAATGGCGATATTGGTCCACTTCGACCGTTCACTATTAATCTGCGGACGGGTGAAATATCCATGTCGCATAAAGTGTCTGTTGGCGGCGGTTCTCAGGTCAATGGTGCGCTGGGTATCGGCGTTCAGAACGCGCTGGGTGGAAACTCAATTGCTTTCGGAGATAACGATACCGGCCTGAAACAGAATGGTGACGGCCTGCTGGATGTTTATGCCAATGGTCAGCACGTATTCCGTTTTCAGAATGGCGCGTTACAAAGTAACCGGGCAGTGAATGTTTCAGGTCGGGTAACACCGTCAGACTACGGAAACTTTGATGCCCGCTATCAAACCAAAACAGGCGGTGTACAGGATGTGCGTCTGGGCGGTGCCATTGGTATTGGGCGTGGCGGGAATGCACCATCAGGTCACCTTATCAGCGGTCTTGACGGTGGTGAAAGTATGGACTGGGCCAATGCCCGCCCGGTGCAGGTTCTGATTAATGGGGTCTGGCGGAATGTAGCGAGTTTGTAATTATGATGCACTTAAAAAATATTACGGCACAAAACCCTAAAACAATTGAGCAATACCAGCTGGCGCGACAGCATAAATTTTTATTGTGGCTGTTCTCCGATGATGGTCAGGAATGGCACGAAGCCCAGGAAAAATTTCAGCCAGACACTCTGAAAGTTATTTATGTTGAAACTGGCGAGGTGGTCTGGGTCGGAAAAGACATCACCTCAATCTGCCCGGAAAATAAAAGCGTGATTGAGTTACCGGATATTACCGCCAATCGTCGCATTGAGGCGTCGGGTTACTGGTTTTATCGCAATGATGAATTTGTTTTTGACTACAAACTTAAAGCGGAAGATGAGCGTGATGCACTGTTAAAACAGGTCAGCATCATGACCAGCGAATGGGGAAAAGACCTGCTGCTGGGATTAATCAGTGACGAAGACAGGGAGAAGCTGAAAGCGTACCGCATTTACGCGAAATCGCTGCAGGCGATGGATTTCAGCGCTATTACGGATAAGACCACATACAACAATATTAGCTGGCCTGAGCAGCCACAAAATACCTGAAAAAGAAGTTAATCATCTGACCGCCTGAGGGCGGTTTTTTTATGGGAGAAATGTATGTCCGGATTACATGGTGTTGAAACCATTGAACTGACGACAGGCACGGTTGCCGTGCAGACCATCTCCACGGCAGTGATTGGCCTGGTGGGGACAGCGCCGGACGCCTCTGGTGGTGTGTGCGCTTCCGGCACAGCCGGCTCCTGGCTGCTGGGAACGGCGCTGGATTTCACGGCGAAACAGGAAGGTCGGGCCGGTAATAAGATTTCGGTTGTTGCTGTGGCTGCCACAGAACAAAATGCGCAGACAGTGGCCTCGCTGAAAGGTACGACCCTGACGATAACACTGGGGACGGACGAACACAGCCAGGTTAACGCCACGGCGGACCGTGTGACTGAAGTGGTGAATGCGCTGGGGGATTCGCCTGTGACGGCGGCTGTCAGCACCCTGAATGCAGGAGACGCTGAAAATAAAGTGGTGTTGCCGTTCAGCCTGACGTTATCCGGCGGAGAAGATGAGGCGTTCCCGGTCAATACACCAGTGGTGGTGGCAGGGGCCATTACTCAGGCCGGGAAACTGGGCACAGCCGGAACATTATACCCGGCCCTGCGAGATATTTTTGACCAGACTGGGGCGCTGGTGATTGTGGTGCGCGCAGAAAGTAAAACAAAGGCGAAAGAGGCCGAACAGCGTGCGGCGGTGATTCAGGCCATGGAGGCGCTGACAGAAAGTAAGGGCGTGACAGGCTATCAACCGCGCATCCTCATCGCCACGGGGTACAGTGAGGATGATGGCGTGGCAAAGGCGCTGGAAACGTATGCCGCGAAGCTGCGGGCTGTGGCCTATATTGACTCGCCCTCAATGGCAACGCCGCAGGATGTGGTTCAGCGGCGCGCGTCATTTGGTGGGCGTGTGGAGCTGCTGCGTCCGCGCGTGTCAGTGACGGATGACAGCGGGCAAACGATATTTCGTCCATATTCGGCTCGTGCTGCCGGGCTGCGTGCCCGTATTGATTACGAAAAAGGGTGGTGGTGGTCCAAATCAAACCAGGACGTGATGAATATCACCGGTCTGGAGCAGGTGGATACGTTTATTCTCGGGGAGCAGAACTGCACGGCAAACCTGCTGAACATGGAAAATATCTCCACCATTATTCGCCATGACGGTTTTAAACACTGGGGTAACCGTCTGTGCACATCCCACAGTCAGTGGCGTTTTGAGCCGGTACGCCGCACTGCAGATGTGATTGAGGACAGCATCCAGGAGGCCATGCTGCCTTATGTCGATCGCCCGCTTGATCGGGATGTGGCAGACGACATTCTTGGCAGCATTAATGCCTATATGCGTCAGCTTAAAAATCTGGGCGCGATCCACGGTGGCAGTGCATGGCTGAACGATGAACTGAACACTGCAGAAACCCTGGCGGCAGGGCAGTTGTATATTGATTATGACTTTGGGCCGAAGTCACCACTGGAGCGCCTGACACTGCGGGCAATGATTAACAATAAACTGGCGCTGGAGGAACTGACAGTATGATGACGGGTGAAAAAAAACTGTTGCGCGCATGGGCGTTATTTCTTCCTGGCGGGATCCGCCTTCAGGGGGCGCATGAATACACGCCGCCAGCCATTAATATCACGACAGTGGATATCAAAACCGGCGCAATGGATGCACCGGTGGCAGTGGATGACGGCATGGAAGCGCTGACCTGTTCGTTTAAGATTTATGGCTATGATGTTGCCATGCTGACGCTGCTGGGATTACAGGCCGGGCTTTATTCGCCGGAGATTGTTGTCCGCCAGGGCTATCAGGTGGGGAATGCGACCAGCGGACAGGTGGAAACCCTGCAGGGGATGATCACCAGTATCACGCCGGATGCACGTCCGGCAACATCGCAGGCAGACGCCTCGGTGACGGTGGAAATGTCGCTGAGTTATTACCGCCAGGCTGTCGACGGTGTGGAAACCATCTGCATTATTCCGGAGGAGTTTGTACGTCGTATTAATGGCGTTAATGTTCTGGCGGATCTGAAAAAAATCATCCGGGTTTAATCCGGGATCCTGTCATTCAGGCGGCTCAGGCCGCCTTTTCTTTTTTAAAGGAGATGCTTATGTCGGAAAAAAACAGCGTTCCTGCCAGCAGCGTGGAAATTGTGTTATCCGTGCCGTATGTCACCGCATCAGGACAGACGATCACGCACGTCACTATGCGTGCGCCCACTGTCCGCGATCGTCTGTTGCATCGCCGGAGTAACAAACCGGAAGCAGAGGCTGATCTGGATATGATTGCCGGTCTGTGTGGGATGGACGCGGCAGACATGATGAACATGGAAGCGTGTGATTACCTGGCCCTGGAGCGTCAGTTTAATGTTTTTTTGCTGCCGCCGGTCCGGCGGAAGAAGAAAGCATCCTGACAGCGATACGGCGTGCCGGTGCCTGGTTCGGGTGGTCTCCCGGAGATGTGATGGCGCTGCCGTATACGGATTTTGTGGCAATGATGCTGGCAGAGTCGGAAGAGAGGAAGCGATGTTATGGCAACGGTGGGCGATAACCTTAAAGCGAATATCCGGATCGGAGGCACGATAGATCCGTCGTGGAAAAAATCGGTTGATGGGTTGAAGCACGGATTATCAGGGGTAACACAGGAAGTGGCTCGTCTGACACGCCAGCAGGACGTACTGAAACGAAAAATTCAGGCTGGCGTTCTGGCTGGACAGGATATTACTGATCTGCGAAAGCAGTATGAAAAGCTGGGCAAAAAAATTCATGATGCCACCGGGGAGCAGGACAAATTTAACCGTAAGCTGGCGCGCGCGGAACGTCTGGCTCGCTGGAAAGGACGGGGCGGGACCGTTCTTAAAACCGGGATGGGGCTTTCGGTTGGTTCCGGGTTGACGCTGGCAGCAGGTGCCGGCGCGGTACTGAACCGGAATTCGGAAACGGCAGAGCGGGCAGGGATAGCCCGGAGTTACGGGGTGGATTACGAAACCTATGCGTCATGGGATTCTCTGGCCCGACTGATGGGGCTGAACGGTGAAAACATCGGTGATCTGTTTGAGGAGTACCGGAACAAGGTTTTTGACGATGATAATGGTGCCACGGATAAAGGGGCCATTCAGGATGTCTTTGGCAAACTGGGACTGAAAGCCGGGGTGATGACAGGGAAAAGTAACCAGGAGCAGGTCGAATTTTTATTTGATCGCTTACTGCAGGTAGAGAATGAACAGGTGGCTGCCGGAATGGCAGATGCGTTGTTCGGTGGTGAGGCCAATAAAATTCTGACCTGGATGCGTCTGTCAGGGAAAACTTATCGGGAGCTTATCAGTGAGCAGAAACGCTATAACCTGGTGACAAAGGCAGGGGCTGATGGCGCAGTTCAGGGACATGTGGCACTGTCAAATCTCCGTAATGTTCTGAGTTCTTCCATTGATGAAATCAGCGGACAGCTGGGTAATGAACTTGCCCCACATATTCAACAGGTGACGGATGACCTTGCGGCCTGGTTTAAGAATGGTGGGCTGGAAAAAATCCGGGCATTTATTCGTGATGATGCCCTGCCGGCGCTGATCGACATGGCTGCCTGGATGTGGAAATTTGGAAAAGTTCTGGCCGGAATAACGCAGAAAGCCATTGAGTGGGGGCTGGCAGATGATCCGCGTCAGGACCGGCGAGAGGTACTGGAATATCTGGCAAAAATGGGGTCGCCGGAGCTGGCGAGAGCGGTGGCGCAGAAAAACGGTCAGGGAGAATGGTTTGATGAACTGCTCAGGCAAAATCCGGACCTGACGAAACAGGTTGTACAGGCTTATAAAGACACCCGCGGTTATCTCCCCTGGAATCATGACGATAAAAAGTTTGATGCATTTCTCGACCCTCTGCTGGGGCCGAAAGAAGAACCTGATTTTAAGGCGATAAAAGAGAAATCCCGCACCTACATTGATGGACTTCATGCAGCAGATCCGGGGCAGGGTAATTCGGATCCCCTCTCAGCTCTTCAGTATACACCCGGCAGTGTCAGCCAGGTGGAAGTAAAACCCACATATCAGATACGGGCGGAATTTAACATCACTCAGAAGCCCGGCGAGGATGCCGGACAACTGGCAGACAGGGTAACGAAAAATCTGGGAGATATTAATTTTGGTCAGCGTTCCCGCATGACCGATGGTGATGCATTCTGGGGGTGAATATGGTGGATTTGCTGGGCTGGGGCGTAAACCGGCTTGAGCGTGGAGCATGGGACGCGGTGGGATCATTAACGGATGTCGCCTCCCGCGTCATGCTGTCGTTTGGTGAGTTTGAATTCAGTATTGATACTGCTGCTTATAACGCCATGAAGCGCACGATGGAATGGCGATGGGATGAACAACAGCTTATCGGAAAAAACGACCTGCTGCAGTATACCGGCAAGGGGGCCAGAACAATAACCCTTGAAGGTATGGCGCACGCGGGATTTCGTGACGGTGTGGGAATGGATGCCCTTGATACACTGGTTCAGATGGTGGATGACAATCCGGCCCCGCATCTTCTGGTCTCGAGCACAGGTGATGTGATGGGGTATTTCGTGGCAACCGCCTATTCAGATAACACCACGTCCTTTCTTCCCGGCGGTGCGCCGAAGAACAAAACGTTCACACTGGAGCTGAAATACTATGGCGAAAAACTGGCGGACTACTGACGGCGATATGCTGGATGACATCTGCCAGAGACACTATGGCAGTACCGGGCTTAACCAGTCACTGGCGGCGGTACTGGAAGCCAATCCCGGACTGGCTGACCTTGGTCCGGTCTATCCGGCGGGAGTGGAAATCGTGTTGCCGGACTGGGTATATGAACCGGAAGTGAAGGAGACGTTTCAGTTATGGGACTGAATGAATATCAGCCGGATTTCAGCCTGACAGCGGAAGGCCAGGATATCACGAAGGCCCTAAAACGGGGGCTGGCTGAACTGCGGTATACCGATAATGGTGCTGCCACAAAGCGCTCCGATGAACTGATGATAACCCTGTTCAGTGAGACGATGGCGCTGCCACCAAAAGGCGCGGTGTTAACGCTGGGACTGGGATTCAACGGAAACCTGGTCAATAAAGGCAGCTTTACAGTCTGTCAGGTGGCAAGCGGCGGTCCTCCCCGCCGGATCACCATTTATGCCACCGCAGCCCCCATGAATGCGTCAAAACATGGCGCAGACGTGACCGCACTGAAAACCCGGGCTTTCAGCGATATCACACTGGGCGACCTGGTGAAAACCATCGCCACTGAAAATAATCTGGTGGCGCGCGTCTCATCGGTGCTTGCTGATATTCATATCCCGTGGGTGATGCAGTCATCAGAATCTGATGCTGCTCTCTTGTCCCGCATTGCAGGTATGTACGGCGCCACCAGTAAACCGACCAATGGCTACTGGTTATTTCTGGAATACGGGGCATCACAGAGTACGGGGGGCAGAAATGCGCCTGAGATAACCATTACGCCGGGTATGGTATCAGACTGGGATTATCGTGAAGGTGAGCGACAGGGCGCTGCGGGTGGTGCGAAGGGGGATAAAAAGAGCGGGAAAGTTGGGGTCCGGTATTTTGATGCCCGTGACGGACGCACACGTGAAGTTAAAGTTGACGTGGAGTCAACAGATAAGCGGCATCCGTTTACCCAGCCTGACCAGGGCACCGCAAAACACTGTGCAGAGTCGAAGGTTAAACGTGTGCAGAAAGCCGGACGCCAGATGACGATAACGTTGCCCTGCAGGCCGGAACTGCTGAAAGCAGGGGCGGAGATGCGTTTTGTCACGCAGGGATTTGGTGTGCGTGAGGACCATCACTGGCAGGCTGAGTCTGTGGAGTTTTCACTGGTACCGGGACAGGGATTTACGCTGAATCTGTCACTGACCACGGATATTTCTGCAAAGGGGAAAGCCAGTGGCAAGAAAAAAGGCGTCAATTATTTTGGTTAATGTTTTCTGAATCAGGAAATAAACATGTCTGTATTAATTTCGGGTGTGCTGACGGATGGTGCGGGACTCCCCATGTCCGGATACCATATTATTCTGAAAGCCCGACAGAATACATCCGCAGTGGTTATGAAAACGGTGGCAACAGTGGTGACAGGGCCGGCAGGAGAATATGCATTTGAGGCTCAGACCGGAAGATATGGCGTTTATCTTCGGTCATGTATTGAAAGAGAATATTGTGTCGGTGATATTTCGGTTTACGACGACTCAAAGCCCGGCACGCTGAACGACTTTCTGACTGCCCTTGATGAAGGCGATTTAAAGCCGGATGTAGTGAAACGCTTTGAGGAAATGGTGGCGCAGGCGCAGCAAAGCGCGGAAGCGGCAGCGAAAAGCGAACGACAGGCCGGGCAACATGTCGCTGATGCGCAACAAATTAAGAGCGACTGCGAGACGCTGGCGGATAACGTACAGCAGAATGCAGAAGCCGTTGCCGAAGATAAAAATCAGGTGGCGCTGCTGGCATTATCTGCCACACAGGATGCCGCCCGGGCAGAACAGGCGGTCAAAGATGCCGATAAGATAGTCCAGAAAGCGGTCGATAAACTCGACGAAGCCGCAACGCTGACCGGTGAGGCAAAAGCCAGCGCCGAATCGGCTGCAAAAAGCGAGCAGAACGCGAAACAGCACAGGGACGAGGCGCAACGGATAGTTGATGAGCTGAAGGGAACCAACGCCAGCACGACGCAAAAAGGCCTGGTGCAACTCTGTAGTGATACAGACAACGACAGCGAAGAACTGGCAGCCACACCAAAGGCTGTCAAAACCGTCATGGACGAGACGAAAACAAAAGCGCCACTGGACAGCCCGGCGTTCACGGGTACGCCAACCACACCAACCCCACCGGACGATGCAGTCGGTCTGGAAACAGCGAACGCGGCGTTTGTCCGCAAACTTCTCGCCGCACTGGTTGACTCGTCACCGGAAGCCCTGGACACACTGAACGAGCTGGCAGCGGCGCTGGGGAATGACCCGAACTTTTCAACGACGGTCATTAACGCGCTGGCAGGTAAACAACCGTTAAACGATGTGCTGACAGCAATCAGTGAACTCAGTGAACTGACGCAACGGGCAGATAATCTTCTGTACTTTAATCAGGACGGAAATGCTTCACTGTCTCCGTTGTCAGAAAAAGCCCGCGCATTACTGGTACTGGACACGCCTGAAACCATGCGCACAGAGCTTGAACTGAAAGCAGCCGCAACAATGGAGGCTCAGAGCGATATTTATGACAGAACCGCAGGATGTCTTGCTCTGCCGGGGGCGTTCGGATACGGGCATGTGTTCTCTTCGTCGGAAGTGGTGTATTTCAGCGCCCAAAATGGCCCTGCCGAATTTCTGAAATGGGTGTTCGAAGTCACCCCCGGGCGTTACGCGGTAACACAATATGGAGGGACTAACACTTCGTATAACCCCATCATTGCGTATGACATGGGGCAACCTTATTTCCGTGGACTTGTGGATATAGACATACGATACGGAATTGACTCTGCCGGTATTGAAGCAGAAGCGCGTCGGTGGATAACGTTTCATGGTGATGCAGAATACGATGGGGGATTCGGTGAAGGTCCTGCGAAATATCAGGTACTGGTTAAAAAATCCATGCGTCCGCCAGACCTACCAAAAGCATGGTCGCGGTTGTTCTGGTCACGTAATCGCCTGATGCAACTGTTGTATGCAACAGAAAATACATCAAAGCGTCCTCCGTTCCCCGGAGGCCTGGTTCTTGCTGCATACCTACCGGACGATGGCAGCAGTGAGGTTACGTTACTTCGTGCACAAGGCGTGTCAGGCTCAAGACTCCGGCAGGTGGTCTTTGAAGCGGAGTATCGCACGTCAGGATTTAGTGCTGCTGCGAGGTCATTTGTCTACGGGGGTACCCTGCCTGGTACATATGTCGCTTTATCTGGCGGCCCGGATGTTAAGTTTTATAACCGGGGCTTAGTTTCTTTGTTTGTGAGGATTGCATGATGCAGATAAAAGAGATTACCAGTCCCCGTTATACCGAATCCGGTGCGATTGACTGCGATGTTCTGTTTGAGGGTATGGAAGCCCCCGTTCCGTACACCGCCACACCAGAAGACACGGCAACAACAGGTCAGCGTATCTGGGAAGAGTTACAAAGCGGCAAATGGGGCGAAATCGCCCCGTTCACTGTTACGCCTGAAATGCTGGAAGCAGCAAAGGACGCTAAAAAACGAGAAATTGAGGTATGGCGCACAGAACAGGAAGCGCAGCCGTTCACGTTCGAATGGAACGGCCGCACCTGGAACGCTGGCCCCGACTCACTGGCCCGCCTTTATCCGGTAGTAATGGCGGCGAAATCCGATACGGCACGAACCACCCTTGCGTGGGGTGATGCCGATAATCAACAGGTGAAACTGTCGATGCCGGAACTGGAAGAACTGGCGGCAGCAATGGCGCAGGCGCAGGTCGATCGCAATGACGAGATTTATCGCCGTCAGCGTGAGATGAAGCAAGAACTGAATAGTCTGGAGGATTTGAATTCGGTTAGGAATTTTATAGTGAAATAACCGAAGCCGCGGCACGTCGTATGCAAGAACGTACCGCGGCTGGTTGGATAACTTTCAATAGTGTGAGTATTGAATGATTTCCAGCCGAAAAAAATTCTCTTGGAAAGAATTCATGGGCGCAATTTGCAGGCTATAGATTGAGTAATTCTCGCATTTTCGGTGGCAAAAATGGGGCAAAGTGCTGCAAAAGGGGCAAAAATGGGGCAACAAAAGAGTGGGTTATCGTAGCTTATTGTTGTTGCTGATAATGTTTAACGCATTGAAAAATAAATAAAACCATTATGCATCAGATGGTTGTGATTTTTGCCCTTACTTGTTCAGGTTGTATTGTTCTTTCTTACTAATTTCTTGATTTTGCGACATTAAAAGCGACTCAATTCGTTATATGGCATCAGAAGAGTATGCGTCATGCCGGAACGCCCAGCATAAGAAATCTGATATAAAAAACTGTGGCGTGTATGGTACGGATTAGAGGGGAAAATGTCAGCACATTTGCGAAATGAATCAAAAAGCCCGCAGCAATGTGCGGGCGTTAGTGTCAGCGCACAACCAGCACGGAGCACTCTGCGTGACGCACTACAGCTGCGGCGTTGGAACCGAGCAGATAAGTGGTGATATCCGGTCGATGGGAAGCAATGATGATCATATGAGCGGGGATCTTCTTCGCCAATTCCAGAATGCGGTCTTTGGGCGAGCCTTCCTCAACATGGACATGCACTCTGTCGGTTGGCAGTTTAAATTTTTTAATGATCTCTTCCAGTTGCGATTTGGCTTCCGCTTTCAGGTCATCCATTGCCGGTAATTCTGCGGAATACGCTAAACCCAGAGAGGCATAGTAGGGCAGTGAAGGTATTACCGTCAGGAAATGAACCTCTGCATCATCAATCTTTGCCTCTGCCTCAACGTGGCTAATCACGCGTTGAGTTAATTCTGAATCGGAAATATCGATAGGGACAAGAATCGTTCTGTTCATAAAACCTCCTGTTTTAGTATCCGCATAAAGTGTAACGCCAGATGACACTTTTTGTGTAATGACGGAGTTCACATTTTTAATTTAGATCAAAGGAGGAAGAATAAGCAGAAAAAGCCCGCCATAACAGCGGGCAGGAGGATTTAGAACTGATAAACCAGACCTAAAGCGACAATATCATCGGTAGAGATGCCATTGGCAGCGTAGAAGCTGTCATCTTCATCCAACAGGTTGATTTTATAGTCAACGTAGGTGGACATGTTTTTATTGAAATAGTAAGTCGCGCCAACATCGGCGTATTTAACCAGATCTTTATCATCAACACCTGCCGGGTTGTCTGCACCACCCGCAGCGTGCAGGTCACGGCCTTTAGACATCAGGAAAGAGACTGCCGGACGCAGACCAAAATCAAACTGGTACTGTGCAGTGACTTCAAAATTCTGGGTTTTGTTTGCCACAGCATAATCGCTGTCGCCAAACGGGGTCATATTACGCGTTTCTGAATACATGGTTGCCAGGTAAATATTGTTAGCATCGTATTTTAGCCCAGCAGTCCACGCGTCTGCTTTATCACCACCCGCCGCAGTATGGTTAACCTGGTCATTGGTGCGGTCAGAAGAGGTGTATGCCGCACCAGCGCTAAAGCCCATGCCTAAATCATATGTTGTGGAAAGACCCCAGCCGTCACCGTTTTCATGGCGAACATCACGTCCGTTGTTGGTGCCTTCCTGACCATTACTGGCTCCTTCGTTGTTACCTTGATACTGCACCGCGAAGTTCAGACCATTTACCAGACCGAAGAAATCAGTATTACGATAAGTCGCGACGCCATTGGCTCGACCAGTCATAAAGTTGTCTGCATTGGTATAAGAGTCACCGCCAAATTCAGGCAGCATATCGGTCCAGCCTTCGATGTCGTACAT